AAAAAGAGAATTAGAGTATTCTGAAAAAAAATTTTTAGCAGCAATTCAAGGAGTAGACTTAGATAAACAGTCTGGGAAAAAGGATGCTTGGCAAGAATTAAAGGCAAAGGTGTTTAGTAAAGGAAAAACTAATAATCCAAAAGATGTCTTAGCCTTACAGGGTAGCAACGCAGCAAAGGCTGGATTTGGCATAGGGCTTGGTTTAGACTATGAGGATCTTACTAAAAAATAAAATACCGCTGTGGTATAATTAATTTAACCTTATAAGGAGGAGATAAATGACTACTACCGTACATGAAGAAAAAACGGTAACATTAATCGATGAAACTAAAATAAAAGTACGTCCTTTAAAAATTTCTTTACTTCGTCAATTTATGACTAAGTTTGAGGGAATTGCTGCAGTAGCAGAAAATAATGAAAAATCAATGAATCTTCTTATGGAATGCGTTAGTATCGCTATGAAGCAATACAAACCAGAATTATCAGAAGACTTGGAGGCTCTAGAAGAAAATCTAGATCTTCCAACAGTGTACAAAATTGTCGAAGAAGCATCTGGAATCAAACTAACTGATGCATCGCTAGTAGGCAGTCTTGTAACTAATAGTTAATTGGGGTGCTAGTGAATGGCTGATGTTCAGTCAAATATACAAGTAAATATTGATACCTCTGAAGCGTTATCAAGTATTAAACTGCTTCAGCGTCAAATATCAGCCTTTCACACCTCAATGGCAAAGAGTGGTGCTGCTGCTGCAGCAGTATCTTCAAATTTGCAACAAAATTTGGTTAACTCTTTAAATGCAACTGGAAAATTTGCAGCAGATATGCGTACAATTCGTACGTCTACAGAATCATTTACTAATGCTTTAGAAAAAAATAAATTTACAGTAAAAGAATATTTTAGGTATGCTGGAGCATCAACAAAAACTTTTGGAAGACTATTTAAACAAGAGTTTGATACTATCGAAAAGGTATCAAGAGAAAGAGTAAAAACTTTACAGACTCAATATATTAAGATGGGTCGTGATGCTAATGGAGCAATGAAGGCTATTGCAGTTAGGCCTTTAGCGCTTGATATGGAAAGCCTGGCAACAAAAACTCAAATTGCAGCACAAAGACAGCAATTATTAAATCAATTATTAAAACAAGGATCTACAAATCTTTTAAATTTTGGTAAAAATACACAGTGGGCTGGTCGTCAGTTAATGGTTGGTTTTACAATTCCCCTCGCAATGCTTGGAACTCAGGCAGCACGAACATTTATGCAAATTGAAGAGCAAGCAATTAGATTTAAACGTGTTTATGGAGAAATGTTTACAACTGGCGAAGAAACAAACGCAATGTTAAAAGAGATTCAGTTGCTTGCTAAAGAATTTACAAAATATGGTGTTGCTGTTGAAAAAACTATGGAAATGGCAGCAACCGCTGCTGCAAGCGGTAAAATGGGGGCTGATTTATTAGCACAGGTAAATCAAGCAACAAGACTTTCTATACTTGGTGGAGTTGAACAAGAGCAGGCTTTAGAAACTACTATTTCTTTATCAAATGCATTTGGAATTGCTGCAGAAGATCTAACAAAAAAGATTAATTTTCTTAACGCAGTTGAAAACCAAACTGTCGTATCTATTGAAGATTTAACAATTGCAATTCCTAAAGCAGGTCCAGTTGTACAACAACTTGGTGGAGATGTAGAAGATTTAGCGTTTTTCTTAACCGCTATGAAAGAAGGCGGTATCAACGCATCAGAAGGTGCTAACGCATTAAAGTCTGGTCTTGCATCATTAATTAATCCAACAGAAAAAGCAAGCAAAATGCTTGGATCAATGGGTATAAATATTAAAGGAATTGTAGAGGCAAATAAAGGAAATGTTAAGGGTGTTGTTATTGATTTTGCTAAAGCGTTAGATACACTAGATCCATTAAATCGTGCACGTGCTATAGAACAATTATTTGGTAAATTTCAATTTTCACGTCTTTCTACTTTATTCCAAAATGTTATTGCACAAGGAAATCAGGCAAGTCGTGTACTAAGTTTGACTCAGGCAACAACAGAAGAGTTGGCTATTTTGGCAGAACGAGAATTAAAACGTGTTGAAGAATCTCCAATGTATAAATTTAAAAAATCAATAGAGGATCTAAAACTTACTTTGGCTCCAATTGGAGAGTCATTCTTAAAAGCAATAACACCAGTTGTAGATTTTATTTCAAAAGTATTAGATAGATTCAATAATCTTAGTGATGGAGCAAAAAACTTTGCTGTTATTTTAACTACAGTTTTGGCTGGTATTGGACCAGTAGCGCTTATGACTTTTGGTTTGCTTGCAAACGGTTTAGCAAATATAATTAAATTATTTACTAGTGTTAAAGGTTTGTTTAATAGAGTTGGACAATCATCTCAATCCCTTGGCAATCAAACACAGTATATGACACAAGAACAACTAGAGGCTGCCTCAGTTGCATCATCTTTAGATCAAGTTCATACCAAACTCACACAAACCTTTACATCTGAAACCAATGCTCTTACTGCATTGGTTAATGTATATAGAAAAGCAATTAGTGCTCAAGCAGCGTTTATGCCAACCGCTGGTTTTGTTGGCGGTAGAGGTAGTAAAGGACCAAAGAAATTTAACAAAGGTACTATTGGAGTAAGATACTATGCAAGAGGAACAGATTCCGTTCCATCCATGCTTACACCAGGAGAAGCAGTAATTCCAGCAGGACCAGCACAAGATCCAGCAAATAAACCAGCAATTAAGTTTATGATAGGTGGTGGCAGATTATCTAAGTTTGCAGGAGGATCTGTTAATGTTGGACAAGAATCTTTTAATATAAGTACAAAACAACAAGCAACTACTGCAAGAATTCAAAGTCTTATTGATGGAACTCTCGGTCAAATTGACGACATACTAAAAATTGCATTAGAAAAATTGGCATCTGAAACAAAAATTAATCTTGAACAATTTAAAGAGCAGGTTCGTTTAGCAGCAGCAAGCAAAGGCAAGATTGCAGGTCCAGCATTTGCTAAATCAGATTGGGTTGGAAGAACTGCAACATTTAATGCACGTGGCGCTGGAGAAAGAAGAACAATACAGACACAACTAATTAGTGAACGAGGTATGTCAGCAGCACAAGCAGAATTAGATCAAGCAAATGCAGCAGCAAAAGCAATTGAAAAGAAAATGACAGCCCTTGGTGCTACTACTAAACAAATTACTGCTGCAACACAGTTAGACAGGGCACACGTCATTGAATTAAATAATTCACAGAAAAAATTGCTTGCTGCTTGGAATTCAGATGTTTGGACTACACAAACTGGTGCAGAGAATAATCTATCAAACTCTTTAAAGTCTTCAAGAAAAAATAGAGAACTATATTTACAATATTTATCTAAATCAGGTGCAACAGAATCACAAATTCAATCAATTACTGCAAAAGTAACACAAGGAACTGCACTTGTTGGTGATGAGTTAATGATTCAAGGCAGAGTTCTTTCTGCAATAGATAGAGATATGTCAACTGGTGTTATTAAAGCAAAAGATGTTTCTAAAAACTTTAGACTTTATGCAGGTGCAGTGGCAGATGCAGCAACCGCAAGAACAGAAACAATGTCTAAACAAACTACTGAAATTATTGCAGCAACAAAACGCACAGAAGGAACCTTAAAACGTGGTATTGCAAGAATAGTAAATTCTATGCCAACTGCAGCAGAAGAAGCGTTACAGATTAAATCTCCATCAAGAAGAATGCAAAAAGTTGGACAGGAATCTGGAAAGGGTCTGGTAGTTGGAGCAAAAGAATTTATTGATGATGCAAAGATAACTGGAAAACAATTAGGTACAGCACTAGTTGACGGGGCTAGAACACAGTCACAAAAAGCAGTTGCATCTAGAACTGCTCTTTATGGAACTGGTCCTATTGATCCAATGCAAAAATCATTGCGTAGACAAATAGATAAACAGCAAAGACTTGATGCTATTAAAGAAAAAAGATTATTAAAACAAAGCACAATCACTGGAATGGTTGCTAATGGTATAAATAAAGAAGACAATGTTTCAGTCAGAAGAAATAGAATGAGTGCTGGAACTGGAATGATGGCAGCATCTGGGGTTATGATGGCTGCGTCTATGGCACCAGGAAAAGTTGGCGAGGTAGCACAGAAATTAATGATGCCATTAATTACATTAACAATGCTATTGCCACTTATCACAAGTCCACTTGGAGCATTTGCTGTTGGTTTAACTGCTGTAGTGGCAGCAACACTTGCATTACGTATGGCATTTGATAAAGCACAAGACAACGCAATGAAAATGGCTGAAGCCATGGGTAGTGGCGAAAAGGCTATTCAGGATCTTTCTGAGTTCGCTGGAACTGCTCGTGCTGGCGAAATTATGGATAGAAGAAGATCACAAATGCTTTCTCAATTTCAGATTCAAACAGGAAAAACAACTTTTGGTGAAAGTTACGTTCAATCTGAAGGTGGCAAGGCAATGCTTTCAAACCTATCTCAATCTATTAAAACTAATGGAAGGCAAACTGCACAGAACCAGTTGTTAAATCAACTTGCAACAGGAATTGCATCAGGAGCAATAAATCCAGCACAGGCAAGAAGCATTGCAGCAAATATTTCTTCTGAATTGGGCGATTACTCTTTTGGCATACAGGTTAATGCAAAATTAATTGAATTAGTAGGTGTTAATGGAGAAAATTTAATGAAGGATCCATTACAACTTAGATTAAGATTGGTAGAAGAATCAAGAAAAGATTTACAACAAAAATTTGGAATATTGAATGCTGCAGCACCAGGGGCATTAACACAAACACAAACAAAAGTTGGTATGGCTGGTTATGGTATTGGTGGGGCAATTGCTGGTGGAATACTCGGTGGAGCAGCAACAGGAGCAGCAGCAGGATCAGTTGTGCCAGTTGTTGGAACTGCAATAGGTGCAGCAATAGGTGCAACTATTTCAGCAGGAGCATTATACTTTGCACAAAAAGGACAACAACAAAAACTTGGAATAGCATCTGGTGCTAATGTTGCAATACAAAAAATGGCTTTAGAACAAAGTCAAGAAATGCAAGATTCTTTAAGATTAGAATACGAAAAAAGAATTGAAAATGCAAAGGCAGCAAATGATATTGCGGAAGCAACTAGATTGCAGGGTGAATATGAAAAAGCAAATGCAACATTAATTGCTGAAAACGGAAGATTGATTACAGATATTCAAAATACTTATGCAAAATCTTCTAGTGCTGTTCGTGGTGCTTTAGAAACTGGTATAGATAAAGCCATTACAAAAAAATATAAGGGTACAGCAATGGAAGACATTGTTCCCATGGCTAAAGATTTAATTAATGATAGTGGTATGTCCAAAGAACTTCAATATACATTAAAAATGCAAGTTGCTTCTGGACAGATGGACCCAATGCAAATTATTAACTTAATGGAAACATTTAGTAATGATAAAAAATCTTTAGAAAAAGTTATGAGTATTGTAACTAAATTTGGTGGTGCATTTGCAAACCAGGCTATTGCTATATCAAGTTTGTTTGTTGATAAAAATGGAAAACCATTAAAGCAGCAACAAACTAAATTCCTTGCCGATATTAGTACAAAAACTGCTGCTGATGCAGAAAAATATCTAAAATTATTTTCTGAGATAAGCAAGTCTGGTCAAGTAGTTGATGTAGGGGTTGCCTTAAGTTTTTATAGCAATAATCCAATCGCAGCAGCGCAACTACAAAAAACCATAGATTATATTAGCGCTCAAAAAGGTAAGATTGATTTAGAAATTGCAACAAAAATTCTTGGTGCAAAAGAAATAGAGGTTCTTCGTGCAAATCAAGAATATTTTAACTCATTACCTCCAGAGCAACAAAAGGTGTACCTGCAAACATTAACAACAATGGTCAATATGGAGGGTAACAACAAGGAAGCAATTCAGAATTGGCTTAAAGCAAATCCTGGAAAAACCGAAGGAGATTACTATGCTGAGTCAGCATACAAAGTAACTGTTGCTTCTAAGGATGTAACTACAGATAAAAAATCTAATATACCTCCTGTAGAAGGATCTAAAGTAAGTTCTTCTCCGTTAGACGATATTATTAAAAAATTAAAAGATGTTAGATTAAATCAAATTAAGGTTACAGAAGGATGGGCATCTTCACGTAAAGCGCTAGATAAGTTATTTGGTGGTAATAAAACAATAACAGCATTCAGTGGAATTGAGCAAGATTTAAGATCGATTGGTGCTGGACAAAATCTAATAGAATTAATTGTTGGAATGGATCCAAAAGAATATGAAAAGCGTAAAAATTCATTATTTAAATTTGACAACAAAGGAAATATAATTGCTTTAAAAAGGGATGCCACTAATATACAAGAAGCATTAAATTCCGTTGTTGCTGGAGATTTTCAATCTGCAATACAACAACAAAAACAAGAATTAGTTGATCAAAATAAGGCATATGCAAAATTAACTCAATTGGGTGTTCCAGTTGGTAAAGCATACGAATTAATTGCCGATAAATCATTTAGGGCAATGATTGCTACTAGTAAAAATAAAGCAGAACTTCAAAAAATGATAGTGCTATATAATGATTTTATTAAACAAGAAAAAAGAAGCACGGCTATTGAAGATGCAAATAAAGCAATAGAAGAAGCCAATCAAGATGAAATTATTACGCAGTCAATAAAAAATAGTTTTGGATTTAAAGAAGCCAGAGCAATAATTTCAGATCCAATATTAAAAGCACTGTATGAAGCGGGAGAACAGGGCGGTAGTCAGTTTGCAATAAGGCTTGCACAACAAATAAAGACAATAGACTTTATGCAAGGTTTATTTGATGAAGGTTTTGGTAAAGCCATGGAAGCCTTTGATGCTAAGGAAAAATCTATAGAATTAAAATTTGACATAGATACCAGAAACAATAAAGATTTAATACAAAAAACTGAAAATAATATTGCATTAATTCAATATCAAATTGATGATTGGGAGTATGGACTTAAAGATATTGAAAATCAGGAAAAAGCAATAAACGATTCCTATGAAGACAAATTTAAAGCATTGGATCAAATTCAAAAAGTAAACAATAGAATAATTCAACAACAAAAATCTCAATTAACAATTGCTGATGCTTTATCACAAGGAGATATTGCTGCTGCTGCAAAAGCGGTACAAGAATCAAGATCTCAATCAGCCCAAAATGCAATAGATCAACAAAGATCTGCACTTGAGCAATCAAAAGAAAATAGTATTGCAAAAATTAGAAATGATCAGGGGTATACAAGAATTCAAATTGAAGAAAAAATAAAAAACCTTCAAGATCAAATTTTAATTTTAGAAGAAAAAATATTAGAGCCAGCACGAGAATCTATAAGGCTTGCAGAGATTCAAAAAAATGAACTAATTAATAGTTTAAGGGTTCTTGATAAATCAAGATCTGAATGGGAATCTATTAAAAATGGAATTGATACAGCAAAAACAAGTAGTAATGAATATAAAAATTCAATGTTTGCTGCATTAGGAATTGTAGAAAGTATTAAAAATTATTGGAATGATCTTAACAATAAAACATATGTAACTTATCATAAAATTGTAACTTTAAAAGATGACGAAACTCCTCCAGTAGTGTCAACCACTACAAATACAGGAAATGCTCCAACTAAAACAACAGAAGTAGGTTCAGGACCTCAAACACAACAAATGTCAAATACCCAGACTAACGTTCCATCAGTTCCAACATTTACTGGTCCAGATAAATATAATCCATTATCGGGAGTAACAAGTGCATCAACAAAAATAGTTCCTACAACAAGCCCTTCAAGTATTGGAATGAATCTTGGTGTTAATAATCCAATATCTAAAGTTGTTTCTACTGTTACTACTCCTATATCTAATGCAGTTAAGTCAGTGGCTTCTGGTGTATCAAATGTGGCAAAGTCTGTATCAACAGGAATATCTAATGTTGCGACGGCAGTTAAAAATATAGTTACTAATCCAGTTTCAACAGTAAAAAATGCTCTCACAAATACATTTAGTGGGTGGTTTGGAAGAGCAAATGGAGGTATAGTTCCTAAGTATTTTGTTTCTGGTGGATTTGCTCGTGGAACAGATACAGTACCAGCAATGTTAACACCAGGAGAATTTGTGATGAGTAGATATGCTGTAGATTCTTTTGGTGTAGACAAAATGAAGGCTATCAATAACGGAACATATGACGGAAACTCAGTTTATAATTATAATTTAAGTGTTAATGTAAGGTCTGATGCAAATCCAGAACAAATTGCAAACACTGTAATGTCTAAGATAAGGCAGATAGATTCTTTAAGAATAAGGAGTGGTAGAATTTAATGGCATCAAGTGAATATTTATCGGGAAGAAAAAAATATCAAAGACCACAAGCAATGCTTTGGTCCAAAAATGCTGGAACTTTGTCTGATGGATACTATCTTCCAGTTGGGCTTGAGATTGGCTCAGATACTGGGTCAGAAACTAATGAAAATCTTTTTGATCAATTTTTAATACTCTCAGACGATAATAGATCACCTATAGATTTTCGTCCAATGAGAATAGAAAAAAGAGAAAGAATGGTAAATGGTCGTATGAGATCATATCATATTGCTGATAAAAATACTATTGAAGTATCTTGGAACATGCTGCCTTCTAGATCTTTTTATACTTTGCCAGACTTTAACTCTACAACTGGCATACCGTCAGTTTCTGGATATGGAAGACCTAACTCACCAGATGAACAATATACAACTGACGGCGGTGCTGGTGGAGTAGAACTTTTAGATTGGTATCAAAACAACACTGGTTCATTTTGGGTTTATTTATCTTATGATAATTATGCAAATTTTGGCAAAGATGAAGATGCCTTTACTCATTTATCAAAATATAATGAATTAATAGAAATGTTTTTTACAAATTTTCAATATACGGTAGTAAAACGTGGCGGAAATAATCATGATTTTTGGAACATATCATTAACCTTGGAAGAGGTTTAATTTGTTTCAAGACGAAAAATTAAAAGAATATTTAGATAACTCTGAAGTTATTAGGACTCAATCTGCAGTTATTGCAGAGTGGAATATGAACATTCCAAATAACATATTAAAGGTTGGAAATTATAGATATAGGCCATTAGCAATAGACTCAGACCCTGATTCAAAATATAGACTACCATCTTTAACATTTGATATTAATGATATTGGAAATTTTTATACTAATGCAACAGATGCTGACGTTAAAATAGATGGCGGTATAAGTCCAGAAGATAATTCAACTCCTATGTTTTTAATATCTAAAAAAGAAAAACAAAAGTTGTTATATTCTTTAGAGGATTGTTTTAATAGGTTTAGACCAAGATCTGGAATTAATAAGGCAACTTTTATTTCAGGAAAATATTTTCATCATTCAAATCCGAGCATGTTTAATCGACCTAGATATTATATGTCTGATAAAAATGATTTATTTAAATATTGGACATCTTATCGAACAGAAGATGGATTAGAGTATGGTATTTCAAATTTTAATTTAAATGGAAATTCGTATATTTCTGATGCTTCACCATTTGTTGTTTATAAAGAAAAAGTTCCAGCAAATAGAATAATAGTAAAAATGCAAACACATATTGGAGATACAAATTTAGGAACTTTCACAAGTTTGGGTAAAACATTTTCTGATCCATTTTATCAAAATGAAAATAAAAGTACTCCTAAAAAATGGAAAATCCAATATTTGGATAGCAACAATAATTGGGTTGATATAATTAATTTTAACAACTCTTCAGTTAGAAATGATGGAACTCCAATTATAAAATCTGACGGCTATGTTGAACTTGCTTATGGTCTTATAATTCCAGAAAAATATAAAAACATTTTTATAAAAGCAGATGAATTTTCTTCAGAGACCCTACTGCCTGAAAAAAGTATTAACGGATATGCTTATTTAATAAAAAATTCAGAAACTTCTTTGGGAGAGTATCATATATGGACTGGAAGTTTGTATGAAAAATTTACACCAACATATGGGTGGTATTTACAAGAAGAAACCATAGATAGGCTAACTAATTTTGTAACAGACACAACATCTCCAATATCCTATGTTAATACACAAGATGGTTTAACAAAATATCGTGAATTTTCTTATATTTATGGATTACGTATTGTCGTTGATACTATGACTAAGATAAATTCAACTTTTGATTTAATTGAACTATCTCCAAGACTATGTGTAGATCTATCAGAAAAAACAATTAATTTTGCTTTAAATAAGATTGGATCGGATATTGGTATATCTGGTTTGCCAGTCGGTCAACTTTTAGCATCTACTGGATCACTTACGTTGTTTGATTATGATCAAGCATTTAATACAAATAACTTAAATAGCATAATAAAAGATTTTATTACAAAAAATATTCAAATAAAGTTTTATGAAATCATTACAGATGAGGAACAATCTAGTTATTTTATCCCTATCAAAACTATGTATACTGAAGGGTTTCCAGCAACAGATAATAGATCACGAACAGTATCTATTCAATTACGAGATATGTTTTTTTACTTAGAGTCATTAATTGCACCACAAATTTTATTAACAAACGTTTCTGTTAGTAGTGCAATATCTATGTTATTAGATTCAATAGGTTTTTCTAATTATATTTTTAAAAGAATAAATTTTGAAAAAGAAAGTATTATTCCATTTTTCTTTATTCCACCCGATAAAACAGTTGCAGAAATATTAAATGATTTAGCAAGATCAACTCAAACTGCTATGTTTTTTGATGAATACAATAATTTTGTGTGTATGAGCAAAAACTATATAATGCCAACAACAGATCAAAGAAATACAGATATTGTTTTTTATGGATCAAAAGATATTGAAAAAGACGGTGTTGTTAAAAATAAAACTATTTCAAGTAATATTTCAAATATTGTTGGTATTGCTTCACAAAATACAGAAGTTTTTAATGATGGATTAATTAAATATAAAACAAAGTATATTCAAAAAACTTATGGCTCAATAAGACAGGCAAGTTTAATTGATAAAGAAAAAACTTGGATATATAAGCCATCATTACTTTGGGAAGTTGAAGGTACAGAAAATACAAAATCCATAAATGATAGTAGTGGCAGGCAATCAGATTATATTTTAAGTGCAATACCCCTAAATTCTGATCTTAACAATTTAGTTCCATCTGTGTCAAACCATAAAATAATAAATAATACTATGGATTTAGGAGAAGGTGTTTACTGGATTACAAGGTATAACGGATATTTTTATGCTAATGGAGAAGTAATTAAATATGATGCTGTTCAGTACAGCATTACTGATTATGGCAATGTATGGATAACAAGCACACAAGATTATCAAAATTATTTTTCTAAGTTACGACATAATGGGAAAATATATCCAACGGGTCTTATAAGAATCTATGCTAAACCTTTTTATGAAAATATCAATGAAATAACAAGATTAAAAAATGGCGATGTTGAAAAACATGGTCGTGCACAATTTGGAACAAGTATTACTTTTCATAATGCAGGTATAAATCAATATTGGTCTAATAATTTAAATGTTCGTGGCTGCAGCATGAAATCTGATTTATTATTTTCACTATCTTCAACAGAAGATTTACAGTCTCAATCTTTAAGTATGCCAGTTGATAACTTAGCAGCGGGAGTAAGCAATGAATTGGCAAAGCAGTCAATAAGGTCTGGAACAATTAAAAACTTTTTAACACTTTCATATAAGGACGAAGTTACATCTAATTCTATACTATCTACACAGTCTGGAACTATTCAATCATCTGCATTAGTTATTAGTGGACCATCATTTACTACAACTCAAAATGGAATTGATTTTATTTCATATGTCAATAAGCCATTAGATGATAGATTTAAACACTTTGGTACCAGAATGAGAATTGTTGGAAAAATTGAAAACAACGAAAATAGAGGTCAAACTCCTATTGGTTCTACAACATATTTCGTTGTTACTGGAAATACTCCAGATCAAAATATTAATATTAGCGGTGGTTCTGGAGGAATGGCCGTCATGATAAATCCATCAACAAACGTAGGATATTATTTTGAAATTTTAGCATTAACAGAAAATAACATTAATAACTATAATACTTCTGCAGAAAATTTACATAACGTTATTTTTTATAAAATAAAGAGAAGTGCTTCTGATGTATCGGGAACTACCATTAAACAAGGAGATGCAATTCCAATAAAGTTGTGGGGTGGATTATCAAACATTATTGTGGATGATGGTAATTTTACTGGTCAGTATAGGATGGTTGGAGAAGAAAATCCAACAGTATATGACTTGGCAGTAGAATATCAAAATATTGGAACAATTAGAAGATTTTATTTATATATTAACAATAAGATCATTGCTATAGTTGATGATAAAGATCCACTACCAATTTACAACAATATGGCTCTTTTTGTTCGTGGATCTGCAAGATGTATGTTTGAAAATATTTATGCTTTAACAAACAATTATAGTCAAAATACAGTTTTTGCGCTAGATACTCCAGTAATGACTGCAATCAATGATTCTGAGATTGATGCAAATGAATCTTTTAGAAAATATTCTATGAGTGGTATTGTGCAGTCCACATATTTATCTGGAATAGATCCAAACAATACTCCAAAATACAATATTTATTTTGAGGAATTTGGAACTATTATGAGAGAAGCAGCATATTTTAATATTAGATATGATAAAGCATATCCAGCGCTATATGCAATAATATCTCCAACATTTAACAAATTAAAAGGATATGCAATTTCTGGATTTAGGGCTGGATCTTATGGTGCAGAATTTTTAATTTTTAATTCAACTGATACATCTCTTAATCTTGATTCAACAAGTGGAAATTATTTAAGAATACAGGGAGTAACATTTACTCAAGAATCAGAACATAATTATAGCGTAGATGAATATTTTTCTCAAAATAGCGATTTTTCTAATCCAAAGTTTAATAATAATTTATTAATAAAATCACCATTAATATTTAATAAGCAATATGACGACATAAAGGCAAGCAGAATGACTTATGGTAAAAAAGATTTTTATATAGATGCTCCATATATTCAAACACAAGATGATGCACAGGAAGTAATGTCTTGGGTAATTTCAAAAATTATGAAACCAAGAAAGTCTGTTGGGGTTCAAACTTTTGGAACGCCACACTTACAATTAGGAGATATAGTTGAGATAGACTATAAAGATTCAAGTGAAACTAACGAGATATCTGCTAAAGACTCAAGATTTGTAGTGTATAATATTGAATATATTAGAAATACAAATGGACCAGAAACAAGAGTATATTTAAGTGAGGTAGTGTAAGATGGTATTTAATTATTCTGATTATCCAACAACGCCAGATGTAATATTTAATCAATCAGCATCAATTAGTACAACCTCTGCTAATTCTAATGTTCAAGCAATATCTCCAACTCTTCTTGCTGCTTCTGGAATGCAAGGACAAACTACAAATTATTCAGCACAATCTCAAAGTATAAAAACAGCAAGACCAGATATAATAATATCAGAAGAAGATGTTCCAGTTGAATTAATGACAGACCTAATATTTGAAAATATTGGTGGTCAAGAATTAATAAATATTGCTAGAACAGATATTATTAATGGACAAAATGTTATATATCAACCAATTAAAAATCTTAGCAGCATATATTTTAAATATAATCCACAAAATGTTTTATCTCTTCAAAATACATCAGAAGAATATTTTAATAAATTTCCAATAAAACTATCAGAAAAAATACCTAATTGCGGAACTGGACCAAATTGTAAGACAGTGTATATAGATGAGGCTACAGGAAATCTTATTATTGATATAATAAATTTACAAGGGGATGAGCAGATAGAGGTTCAAATCTTAGTAGGTGGAAAAATTTATAATGGTACAATATATGAGGTGGAATAATAATGATAACTAATACTGGTAAAAATATTTTAGCAAAATACTTGATTGGTCAAGCACCAGCATATGCCTCTTATATTGCAGTTGGTTGTGGAGCAAAGCCACTAACGTCTGATGCTATCCTGGGAGACTATTCAGGCAAAGATAGGTTAGATTTTGAAATGTTTCGTGTCCCAATTACGTCTCGTGGATATGTAACAGAAGATGGTATATCAAAAATTGTTTTAACGGCAGAACTACCAAGCGAAGAAAGATATGAAATTAGTGAAGTCGGAGTTTTTTCAGCAGGCGCAAACTCTCAGGCTGGCGCATATGATAGTAAATCTATTTATGCATTTACACAAGATGAAAATTGGGAACATCACACAAATACTGCTGCAACAGAAATTCCAATTGTTTACTCTCCGCTAGATGGATCAGACAACAATAATATTATTAATCAACCATACAGTGTATTTCAAACAAACTCAGATAATAGAATTTTTACAAATACAGAAAGAATTCAAAGATATGAAAGATGTCGTTTTTTTAATAACACAATAGTAATGAGTGGAGATTCTTCTGAGTTAACAATTGACTCTAATAACCATATTGTTGTTGGTCAAAATTCTGAACACATTCATTTAACTGGAGCGATATTAGATTTTAATAGAAATTCTCCAACAGATGACATCAGGCTTTCTTTTACAGTAATAAATAAAAATGGAAGTTCAACTGCGGTTCCAGACAATGTAAGAATTATGCTAGAATTTGCATCATCTGATATTCATAATGATCCTAATGGGCAATGGGCAAGGTTTGAAGTTAATCTTAATAATGGAACAGATACAAATCAACACAATTTTTCAAATAGTAGATATGTTGTTGCAACAAAACAGTTACAAGAACTTTATAAAAGCACTGGATTTACTTGGAGCAGCGTTGATGTTGTAAAGATTTATGCTTGTATAACTGATAATGGTTCTCCAACAGATAATTTTTATGTATGTTTAGATGCTATTAGATTAGAAAATAATAGCACAAATAATCCTTTATATGGTTTAACTGGGTATTCCGTTATTAAAAATAACAATGCCGAAACTATTATTAAATCTGCAAACACAACAAACTATATTGAGTTTAGGTTTGCTTTGGATGTTCAATAATGTCAGATTCAAATATTAAAAAGATAGTCATAGTTAAAAAAGACCTTCCAGAATTTTATGGAACAGATCAAGAATATATTGTCAAATATAGAGTTATTACAGAAGATAAAAACAGAACTTCTCATTGGTCACCAAACTATAAAATTGCAGCATCAAGCCCAGATACGATAGATTATCGTGTTGCTGTTGAACAATCTCATGACATGATTAATGTTGTTTGGAATCCATCAAATAACATAAGGTCTGAATTTGATATTTATCTTAAATGGAATAGTGATCCTTGGGAATTTGTTTCTACCGTGTTTACTACTAGTTATTCAACAATTATTAAAGAGGGGGCAAATCATTTTAGAATTGCCGTACAAGTACCAACCTTTCCCAAGGAAAGATTTTCAGGGGCTACATTATTTGAATCAAATCAAGTAAATGTTTAGTGGTATAATAGATTAATCATGGCAAAAATACCGTTACCAGAAAGAGGCCAGCCACTGGATGTATCATACATCTACGAACTTGCAAATGCAATTAACGATATATCGTCTCAAACATCTTTTTCAAATAATAAGTATGTTTCTGTTGATGCTCCAGGAATTGGACGTCAAAATCTTAAGGCTTCAGAGGCTAGAATTATTGGCGGATATATAGATGTTGTAATTAGTTCAACAAGAACAAAAGGACAAGAATCTCCATTTACTTATGACTTTCCGACAGATTTTAAGTATACGCCAGTAGTAACTGCTACACCAATAAACGTTGGCGGTACTGATGCTGGTAAAGATGTTACAGTTGTTTTAAAATCAATAACAACTTCAAAGGTAGAGGGTGTAATTAGATTTAACAATACTGGAGATGTTTCTGTTGCTGTAAATTTAATAGTTGTTGGTGTACCAAACTAATGATTTTATGTAAAAAATGTAAAAAAAAAATGTTTATAGATCGGCAATACACTACAGTAGAGCATATTGAAATTTACTGTTTATATTGTGGATCTAGAAGATTTTTTCATCCACCTAACGAATCGACAGAAGGACAATGGCTACTAGAAAAGGAAAAGTTTCGAGCGAAGATTACAATGTCCTACCTGTAATTCCTGGAAATAAAAAAGTTTGGTTTTTAAATAAAGATTTGGTTAGGATACATCATATAAATAGATCAAATAATATTATTTCTCTTTATAATATTAATAAGGATAGAATTGAAAGTTGTCTTATTTCAGATTTTAAAAGAAATAGAGAAAGAGCATACACTGTGGGACAAACTGCTGATTTGATAAATCGACACAAAAAGTATATGCCATCCCTTATGAAACGAAGAATAATTCCATTTCCAACTGGCTCTCAGGTTGGGGGAAAAACTGGCTGGCAGGTTAGGTCGTATTATTCTGAATCACAAGTATTTGAAATTAGAGATATCTTAGCAACGTATCATATTGGTCGTCCAAGAGCCGATAAATTAATTACTAACGATATAACTCCAAGTAGGGCTGAGTTGACAAGAAGAATGGGGGATGGTATGATTACATATACAAAAACGGAAGATGGAAGGTTTATACCAATTTGGGCAGAAAGTTTATAATTATAAAAATGTTTGACATATATCATGAATAATGATATTCTATTAGTGGAGGATAAAATGACAGAAAATGAAAATACAAAAATTAATATAACATTGGGATATACGCTTAATTTAGGAAACTTTCAATCATTAAGAATTGATTTAGGGATTGTTGACTCTAGACGTAATGGAGAAAACATTGATCAGGCTTTTGAACGAGTTTATAAGTTTGTTGAAGATAAGTTAACAACTAAAATTCAAGAAGCAAAGTATGAGATAGAAGAAAAATAATGGCTACCCGCAAGGATAGAATGTCTTTGCTTAGTCGTTATAATAAACTTCATTTTCAAAGATATAATACTAAAAATTTATTTAATATTAATGCAGAGCAGTGGTCTTCAGATGCTATAATTGAATCTTATGGATTGGAAACTTGTTATGACTTACTTGATTATTATTTTTCTGTTTCTAGCAACCCATCTTGGAATTACTTTTCATACAATACAGAGAGAATATTTCAGGCAAAAATAGAAGTAGAGCAGGATATTGAAGAAAGACTACAACGTAGAAAACTAGCAAAGAAGTGGATTGATGAATAACGTAGAGGCAAGATTAATTTCGGCGGTATTAAAAGATAAACAAATTGGCGTTTTGTTGCAATCTAATATAGAGAGCATGCTTCACACTCATAACGATATATGGAATTTTATCAATTTATATTTTAATAATAACGGATCTGTTCCTCCACCATCCTTAGTTTCAGAAAAATTTAAAGACTTTATCTTAATAGATGAAGTTGGGGCAACAAAGCATCACCTTCAAGAATTACAATCAGAATATTTAAATGATAGTTTAAAGAATATTTTGCGATCTGCAGCAAGTGAAGTTCAGTTAGGAAATAGTGCTAACGCATTAACTTCATTAATTACAAAGACATCTGAATTAAAGAAAAATGTTTCTGCAATTCGTGATATTGATGCCACAGATCTAGAATCTGCTATAGCATATTTTGAAAATATTAAACAACAAAAGATGAATGGTCAATTTGGTATTAAAACTGGATTACCAGGATTTGACAACTATCTCCCATCTGGAATAACTGCAGGACAACTTGGAGTGTTTTTAGCATATCCAGGTATTGGAAAATCTTGGCTGGCTCTTTACTTTGCTGTACAAGCCTGGAAGCAGGGTAAAACCCCAATGGTGATAAGTCTTGAAATGTCTGAAACTGAAGTTCGTAATCGTGTATTTGCAATTATGGGTGAGGGGCTTTGGTCTCATAGAAAATTAAGTAATGGCGAAATAGAATTAGACATGCTAAAAAATTGGCATAAAAATAAATTATCAGGAAAGCCAGAATTTCATATAATTTCAAATGATAGTGGTGGAGAAGTAAGTCCATCAGTTATTCGTGGAAAAATAAATCAATACAAACCAGATTTTGTGATTGTTGATTATTTACAACTTATGGCTCCAAATCAAAAATCAGATAATGAAACTGTAAGAATGAAAAATCTTTCAAGAGAACTTAAACTGATGGCTATTAGTGAAGAGGTTCCTATAATTGCAATTTCTTCTGCAACTCCTGATGATGTAAAAGATCTAAGCACTGCCCCAACACTTGGACAAACTGCTTGGTCCAGACAGATTGCATATGATGCTGACTGGGTTATGGCTTTGGGTCGTGCAACCAATAGTGATATTATTGAGTGTGTATTCAGAAAAAACAGGAACGGCTTTATGGGAGACTTTTTAGTGCAGGTAGATTTTGACAAAGGATACTATAGATACAAAGATTATGAAAATTAATATAGTTAGTTATAATATGTTTTGTGAAAACTTATCATCACAAAAAGATAAAGTCATTCAGCCTAGATGGCTCTATTTACGATGAATCTGCAATTAGTAGATTAAAACAAGAATATATTAGATTTTTAATTTTAGAGATGAGGGCTTTTGGATATGTTCCAAGACTTGACATTGAACCAGATTTTACAGTACAATATAATGAATCAAAGCAAATATTTAATTTTTGTTTAACAGTTTATGGAGTATATACAGGAAAGAAGAGCGCTGAGTGGATACTAGGAGTCGATGGATCAAAACCGATACCTATTCAAAAGAACAAATTGAAAGAGTACTCTCAGATTCAGGAATAAATATTGAGTCTGAGGTAGATTCTCATTACATAATATTTTGTCCATTTCATTCTAATAATAGAACTCCTGCTGGAGAAGTAGATAAAAATACTGGTAGATTTTTTTGTTTTTCCTGTCATCACACTGTAGACATTATTGAATTAATAATGTACGTATCTGGAAAAACATATTTTGAATCAATTAGATTTATTAAAAATAAACAAACAGAAAACAACTTTGAAAAAGATATAAATAAAAAATTAATAACAAAAACAGAATTTATTGAGTTTGATGATTCAATAATTAAAAAATTAAATAATAATTTGATTTCTTCTAAAAGGGCAAATGAATATCTTTCTCATAGAAAAATAAATAATTATTCTAAAAATAAGTTTATTATAGGATATTCTGAAAAACAAGATATGATTACTATACCAGTTCATAGTCCAGACGGCATGCCAATTGGATTTGTTGGTAGGTCTATTGAAGGAAAACAATTTAAAAATACGCCAGGACTACCAAAAAGTAAAACTCTTTTTAATCTGCATAGAGTTAAGACTGCAGATAGGGTATACGTGGTAGAGTCGTCATTTGATGCAATAAGACTTGATCAAGTAGGATTTATAGCGGTTGCAACTCTTGGGGCAAATGTATCTAATAGTCAGGTAGAGTTATTAAAAAAATACTTTAATGATATAATTGTTATTGCAGACAACGACGAGGCAGGTGGAAATATGAAGACAAAAATTATTGAAAAACTTGGGTCAAGAGTTTCTGTAATAAACCTGGATAGCAAGTACAAGGATATTGGTGATATGGACGATTCTGATATTGCTAAACTAAGTTCAAACTTTTCAGATTCAATACAACTAATGATAGGAAAATAAATGTTATTGCAATCAGTTCCAAGCGGACAAACCATATCAGATGTATTTATGCAACAGCCAAACAAGTTTATGCCATTACTTTCTTTTGCACAGGAAATACTAAGAGAGCCTGGACATTTAGATCCAAAAGATAGAGAGTTGATTGCAGCATTTACATCATCATTAAACTCATGTAAGTTTTGTACTGGATCGCACAAAATGTTTGCAATTTCAGTTGGTGCAGACGAAAAAGAGTTAGAAGATGTAGTCAGTGGAAACTATGAAGAAAATAAATTAAAGAGTATTTTAGATTATGTAAAAATTTTGACCATTGCGCCATCAAGCCTGAATAGCACACATGTTGAAGCAGTTCTAAATTCTGGATTTTCTGAATATCAGTTAAAAGAAGCAATAGTTGTTTGTGCAGCATTTAATATGTTTAACAGAATTGTAGAAGGTCACGGAGTAGAAGAAAATTCTGATACATGGGCAGAGTCCGCTGAGATGATAAATAGATTTGGGTACGATAGAAGAGGTTTTAATCAATAATGAAAATAGTTGTTGTCGGTGGTGGGTCTGCAGGGTACATGAGTGCTTTGCAGATTCAGCATAAACATCCAGAATGGAATATCACACTTATTGACAGCAGCAAAATTGGTATTCTTGGAGCAGGAGAAGGAACTACTCCAGTGTTTGCCCAGACATTAAAAAAACTTGATTTGCCAATTGAGGAGTTTGTTAAATACACTGGGGCAACTGTAAAAAATGGATTAATGTTTGTTGGTTGGGGAAAAGACAAAGAAAAATATTTTCATCCATTCTGTGATTACACAGACACATCGACACTATCATATTTTAAACATTTGGCTAAGACAAAACAAACTCTAGAAAATTATAATTATAAACAGTTTAAGATAGATAGTAGGAAAGATTTTGCATCAACCATTGCATATGCAATAGATAGAGATACAAACTTAGATAAAATTAATTTACAAACAGTTATAAACGAATATGGTAATGTTATTCCTGATGCTCATTCTTGGCATATTGATGCAAAAAAATTAGTACAGTTTTTTAACAAATATGCTGTTTTGCGTGGCATTAGGGTAGTTGATGCAGTAGTTGATTCATTTTCAACAAATATAAATAATGAGATAGAGTATGTCATTGCTAACGGAGAGACTATCTTGTGTGATTTTTTAATTGATTCAACTGGATTTAAAAGAATGTTTATTGGTAAGCACTACAATGCAGAGTGGGTAAATACACAAGATTCTCTTCCTTGCGATTCGGCAATAGCATTTTTTATGGATATGAAAAAAATACAACCATATAGTGAAGCAATAGCAATGGATTTTGGTTGGAATTGGAAG